CAGATTTCAATTATATGTGTTGCAACGTAGAACCTAAAGGTAGAGTCTTCCAATCCGTGGATATTTTCGAAGACGCTCAAGGCACAGGAAATTGTCAATACACACAGGAAGTCACGTGCTCATGTCCGTAAACTACGTCGCGGTTTACGTCTTCATTTAAATTTTTATTCTTTTTTGCGCGTACTAAAAACGTGTCAACGAGTTGACGTCGACACGCGTCGGATAATATATTTTCGACGACAACGAATCCTTCACCTCTTCTGACGAGACCATTTGAATTCACGTCACAAGATATGTTTATGTCATCGACACGTTTTTTATACATGAACAAAGGAATGACCATTAAAAGTACAATCAGTATCACGAGTGGTATGAATTGAGATTATTAATTTCCAAAGGCGATGCCACCCATGCCATCGCGAATGCGCAACACGTTCATGTTCACGCCATAGGCGCGAGTGATGCCACCGGCGCCACCGGTGGGCGATGCGAGCTTGAGACGCGCCGTATCGATGCGCGAAAAGTTCAGGGAGCCCGTCATTTGAGTCTTGTTCAGTGCGAGAGAGAACGGCCACGTGTACAACGGAAGCGTGTCCAAGACGTCATCCGGGAGCGACGTCGTGTGCATCTCGGGAACGATAGTGTGGTGGTACAGCGCGGACGTTCCATCGAACAGCGGCGTGCCGTTGATGTACAACGTGCTCTCGGCGAACGTGTACTTGGACGCCCAGTTGCTCGTGCCAGTCTTCGAGGAGATGACGTGCACCGCGCGCGTCGGGTGGTTGAAATACGTGAGGTCGACTTCGGTGTCGGTCTCGTTCATCATCTGGAATTGGACCTGGTTGATGAGCAACTTTTGTTCGTTCTCGACGAAGAACTTGCGTTCGTCGGTGTCGACGAAAACGAACTGCGCGTACACCTTCGGCGTCGCCGACGGCGTGAAACCCGAGCGGCACTTGATGCGCACTTCCACCTGGTGGTTCGCGAGGGCGACGAGCGGGAGCGACTTTGTCCAGTCCTCGGTGAAGAAGAACGGAATCATGTAGTGCCCGGCGTTGGAACCACCGCTGTCCACCGCGTTCGGCTTAACCTCCGACGTCGTCACCGCCATGGACGACTTCGCACCATCGGGGCGGTACAAGACGTTGTGCACACCCTGGATGTAGAGCGAGTCGAGGCGGCACACTTCTTGGCCACCGATCCAAAGGGAGAATTCCGTCGGGTCGACGGCTTCGTTGAAGAACCCCGTGCTTCCACTCACGGCGCCAATGTCGGGGGCTTCCACCCAAAGATAGGACAGGAGGTCACCTTTGCTGCGAATCGGAATCGTGACCTCATTGTTCGACGCGAAGGTGCCGATATAGTCGAGACGTTCGGGCTTGGTTGCGAAGTTCGTATAACGCTTGTAGTTTTGTCTAAAAAAACTCACTTCAGGGTTCGAGGTCGTGTAGGTGTCCTGGACGCCTCGGCTGACCAATTCAATCAAAGCCGCAGACATTGTATTGTTTACTATATAAAACATATTAAAATTTTGAGTGAGATTATAACACATGGTGGTTTTTCAGGCGCTGACGTGGGAAGCACGGGATGACGAGGACAATGGACATCTCATCAGCATCTTCGGCAAGACCGAAGACGGCAAGTCCGTCTGTGTCACGACGGAATTTACCCCGTACTTTTACATCAAACTTCCCGATGCCAAAACACACACGATCGCCGAGGTGTATCACGCGTTGGATAAGCGGTGTCCTGAGTGTTTAGTGGGATATGGGTTAAAGAAGGCCAAAGACATATGGGGGTTTCAGAACAACGAGGAGTTTCCATTCATGCGCCTGGACTGCGCCGACCTCGCCAAGCGAAGGTACCTCTCAAACACGCTCAAGTACGGGGTGCAGCTCGCCAGAGGGATGACAAAGTTACGCGTGTACGAAGCCAATCTCGACCCCGTGCTGCGTCTCATGCATCGCACTGGGATTGAGTCAACGGGGTGGCTCGACACCGGGGACAAGTGTGTGCGTTCGCATCTCGCACACGTGAACATCGACCTGTTCTGTAACGACTGGCGCACGCTCACGCCGGTGAAGAGAGACGACATCGCCCCATTCGTCGTGGCATCCGTGGACATCGAGTGCAACAGCTCCACTGGGAAGTTCCCCGACGCCGACGTCGCGGGTGATTGTTGTTTTCAAATCGCGTTGACCCTGTGCAGGTTTGGGAGCGACGAACCCTACGAGGAGGTGTGCTTGTGTTACAAGAAGACCGAGGGCGCCAGGGTCGTGTCTTTCGACACCGAAAGAGAGCTCCTCGAGGGGTTTCAAAGGTATCTTCGAAAGGCTGACGTGGACATCGTCACCGGATGGAACATCTTTGGGTTTGATTTGGAGTACATCATGAAACGAGGCATGGTGTGCAAGTGCGCTCCTGAATTCTATGAGATGGGTAAGTTGAAACACACGTCGTGCGAGATGCTTTACAAGAAATTGTCATCGAGCGCCCTGGGAGATAACGAGTTGAAACTGCTTCCCATGGCGGGCAGGTTCGTCTTCGACTTGTTTCACGAAGTCAAGCGAGGGTACAAACTCGATAGTTACAAGTTGAACAGCGTCGCACAGCTCTACCTGGGTGACCAGAAGTTGGACATGCCCCCGAGGGAGATTTTTGCAAGGTTTCAAGAGGGTGACCCGGTGCGTCTGGGTCAAGTCGCGGATTATTGCATCAAAGATACCCTCCTTCCACACAAGCTTCTCTCAAAGTTGTGCATCCTCGTCAACCTCTTAGAAATGGCGAAAGCCACTTCAGTGCCGCTGTGTTTTCTCGTCGAGAGAGGTCAGCAAATTAAAGTGTTTTCGCAATTGTGTAAAAAGGCGTCTGAACTCGGGTTTCTCGTTCCAGTCATCTACCAAGGAGCGCTCACGGAGGAGGGCTACGAGGGCGCCACCGTCCTGGAAGCGCAGGCGGGCGCGTATTACGCACCAATCACCGCCCTGGATTTCGCGTCGCTGTATCCATCCATCATGATGGCGCACAATCTATGCTACAGCACGCTGGTCATGGACAAGCGACGTTATGGAAACATTCCAGGGGTGGAGTACGAGACGTTCACGCTCGCCTCGGGGAAGTCGTACACGTTCGCACAAAACACACAGAGCGTGCTCCCGACCATTTTGTCAGAGCTCAAACAGTTTCGTAAACAAGCCAAGAAGGACATGGCCGCGGCGACGACGCAGGGGATGAAGGAGGTGTACAACGGCAAGCAGTTGGCGTATAAAATTTCCATGAATTCGTGTTATGGTTTTACCGGTGCGTCCAAAGGGATGTTACCGTGCGTGGCCATCGCGAGTTCCGTCACATTCAAGGGGCGTTCGATGATTGAGGAGACCAAAAACTACGTCGAAGCGCATTTCCCTGGGGCCAAGGTGCGGTATGGGGATTCCGTGACTCCAGATTCAGCCCTCTTAATCAGACACGATGGTGTCGTAAGGACCACTCGAATCGATGCGTTGGTGTCTGCGTATGAGACCAGGTCTGATGGGAAAGAATTCTCAGACGTTCACGGCGTTGAGGTGTGGTCAGACACGGGTTTCACAGAAATCAAACAGGTCATTCGACATAAAACAGATAAACCTATATACCGAGTCTTGACTCACACGGGGATTGCCGACGTCACGGAAGACCACAGCTTATTGTCGGTCGATAAGCGTGAGATGAAACCCGTGGACGTCGCCGTCGGTGTTGAACTTTTACATCACGATTGCGGGCGAGCCTTTGAGACTGAAATTCAAACCGACATCACGGTCGCAGAAGCGAAAGTCATGGGTTTCTTTCTTGGGGACGGGTCGTGTGGCCACTATGGGGAAAAGTACACCTGGGCGCTGAATAATTCAAATATGTCACTTCTTGGAGCGATGCAAGAGGCGTGTCCATTTGAGACGAAGATTTTGGATACACTGAAATCAAGTGGCGTGTATAAATTGGTGCCGATTGGCAAAATAAAAGATGTCACTTTGCGCTATCGTGCATTGTTTTATAACGCGCACAAAGAAAAGATAGTGCCTCCGTGTATACTCAACGCACCCCTTGACATCGTCAAGTCATTTTGGGATGGGTATTATCTATCTGATGGGGATACACGTTTCGACATGAAGGGTAAAGAAGGTAGTTTGGGTTTATGTTTTCTCGCTCGACGACTTGGCTATAACGTCTCGATAAATTGTCGAGCTGACAAGATAAGACAGACGTGTACCATGGGTTCGCAACGACACAATCCACTGGCCATCAAAAAGATTGAGCCACTTGGAAATACGTCGGATTACGTCTATGACTTAACAACAGAGTCTCATCATTTCCACGTGGGTCCGGGACACATGATTGTTCATAACACCGATTCCGTCATGGTTGAATTCGACGTGCAAGGGCGCACGGGGCAAGATGCCATCGATTACAGTTGGGAATTGGGCGAGCAAGCGGCGGCGCAGTGCACAAAGTTGTTCAAGAAGCCCAATGACTTGGAGTTGGAAAAGGTGTACATGCCGTACATTCTCTACAGTAAGAAACGCTACGCGGCCAAGTTGTGGGA